CTGTTAAGGTTTCTGTAATGGTTTTCCAGTACTGGACCTTTTCTTCTGACTTTTGTATGTCAACATCTGCATCGTAGTAGTAATCCATTTCCCCCTTCAGTACTTTTAGACCATTAAACGGATCGAACTGCCAACCCCGCTCTTCGATATCTTCTTTTGACATTTTACCATTGTAGTAAAGCCACTTATCTTTAAGTAAAGACTTTTGCTGCATCTCTGATCTTTTAAGTTGTAACTTTGCTTGTGTGAGCATAGCTAAGTACTTAGCATGAAGTATAGGGGTTTGTCTAGAAGATTCGTCTAGTGAACCAGTAATTTTACAATCATCAGTCCACATTTCTAAGATAGTTTCAAGATTCATAATAATTAATACCTTTTGAAATCAAGATCAAAATTTGTAGAGATAATAGTCTTCCTTTGATCAATATTTATATGAGGAGATCTATGTGGTAAAAAAGCTGGGAAAAAGATAATATCACCCTCATTAACCGGAAATCTACCTAAAGTTAAGAATTCAGTTGCATAATTAGGATTAGGTAGTTCTACAAAATAAACACAAGCAAAATGAGATTTAGGATGAGTATGCCAACCGAACTTAGAGCCTTTAGGATATTGTTGAAACCATACCGGGGGTCTTCGATAAATATTACAACCGAATTCTAGAGCTGTCTGTTCTGCAAATGGCCAAATAACTTTTAGTGCTTTATTTTCGTATGCGGTCTTGCGTTTACCGCAATCTGGATAATCGTACCAATATCCTTCTTTGTTCAGCTGGATATTGTATTTGTGTTTATCCTGTTCGATAAGATCCAAAATCTTTTCTTTGTTTCTTTTTGCTACTTTCGGATCTTGTTGATAATGATAAATGTAGTGCTCAATCATAATATAATTATATCACATTTTTAGCTGACTGTAAACGTCGTATATCTAAAGGTAATAGGAAGTGTGATGTACTGAACATCACCGATTGTAGAACTGAACTCTACGTTACCAAGTGTAGATGGAAAGGCATCTTTATAGGTAATAGTACGTACCACGTTGTTGTGGCTGTTAAGTACTAGTACAGAAATATCGTACAAAGATTTATCACCTTCTCTGTATATACCCGTCGCATTTTGATCCAATGGATTTTCTACGAAGCTTTTAAGCCATTCAAACATTTCCATATAGAGTGTCATGTTTTCATCAAGAATAGCTGTAATTTGTAGCTCCTCGTAAAAGATCTTATCACCTGGGATGTACGCATTCGAGAAACGGAAAGGTGCTTCACTTGGTGTTACAATAACACTTGGATGTGATACTGTTTGTGCAAAAAATTCTAAATTCGGAAAACGTTGTCTATTAATAACCACACGGAAACCAGTTGGTGCCATGAAGTTTGTGTTTTCTAATTGATTTACTGTAACTGCCATATCAATACTCCTTACGTCTATTTATACAAAAAAAATGAAAAAAAATAGGGGGGAGGGGGGTTTACATTTAATTATAAAAGCCTTATATTAGCGAATGTATGGAAGTACTTGCAGATCACTATGAAGGAGTGTAGTACAATGAACTGGGAAGATTTTGAAGAAAAGGCCTTTTCGGAAGTTTATAATCACTATATTAATTTAACAAATGATTTAGTTGAAGAAGATCAAGATCCCTTACTGATTGCAGCTATACTTGTCAGTACGGGTCTTAGCATGTATAGAACATTGTTAAATGAACACGATTATGATAAAATCGTAGAACAGATTGTTCTTTTTAAAGATGATATGACTAGTTTTGAACAAGCAAAAAAAGGCCAGTTACATTGAAAGTTACAAAGAGGAAAGGAGTTATATTATGGTTAGAACTGTACACTATGTAGGAATGGATCAAGCTACCTACCAACGGGCTCGGAAAGTCTGGGGTGGTCCTGCTTACTACCATAAATGGATGGACGATCGTGTCTGGACCGAGGTTGGTGATAGTGACGTTGTAGTCGTTGGTAATCCTAAGTATAGCCCATATGTTTGGGATGCTTCAGCTGTTCCATCACAATACACGGATTAAAAAAAGAGCGCCGAAGCGCTCTTAGTTGGGAGGGGTTGGATTCCCCTCCCTTTTTTTATTATTATACCGATTAGGCGAGGATGTTGTCCACGCGGAAGATACGGTAGTACTGGTTAGTCTTAACAGTTGCAAGACCATCGGCTGGAGTATCGCCAACGAATGGGTTTGAAGCCATACCGTAACGAGTCTTAAAGCCGATTTTTGGCTGGAAGGTGTCTTCACCAACCGCACGTACCATTGTTAGTGGAACGTATGGGCAGTAGAATACGCCAGCGTCATATGGGTTTGTACCCTTATAACCTACGTTTACGTAGTCAGCAGTTGCATATGGGTCAATATAGACCTTCATGCGACCGTTGAGCGTACCAGCGAAAGTGTTACCTGTGTCATCAACGTTCAGGTTAGTTGACATTGCAGGAGCATAGTCCAGCATGCCTGAAGCAGCAAGTGCAGAAGCTACGTCAGAGGAACAGATCATAAAGTTACCTTTACCTCTACGTGTTTCTTTTGCAATGATGTTTGCTTCACGCTCAACCTGTACGATCAAGCCTTTGAACTTTTCAACGGACCAACGGCCATCAGCGTCTGTGCTGAGGTCGAAGATACCATTAACTGCAGTGTTTGCAGTTGATGCGCCAGTTTTCGCCTGAGTGTTCAGAGTACGAATAACTTCGCGGTTGATTTCAGCCAAGATTTCTGTTGACAGAATGTTGGCCAGTTCAGTTTCAGCATCCAATCCATGGATAGCTTTAAGGTCCTGAGCAAGTTCCAGCGAGTATTCAGCTTTCAGTGCACGGCTTTTGGCAGTGACTGTAGCTTTCTCGATGGTGAAGCCCATTTCGCGGAATGCAGAGTTTGGATCAACAGATGCTGAACCAAGACCTTCAGCGTCGCCTGTTGGCATACCGCCGCCGAAGATTGAAGTAAGACGCTGATCGTCCAAGTTAGAGTCTTGAGCAGCTGAGTCGATGCCGAACAAGCCAGAAGCGTTGTCGGAATCATGAGTTGCTGAAGAGTCACCGGAGAAGTTTGTTTCTGCTTCGTTGAACAGTGCTTCACGGTTAGTTGTTGAACCACCGTCGTAACGGCTCTTCATTGCGAAGATAAGACCAGTTGGACCAGTCATTGGCTGAACACCTGCAACGTCGTATGCGATCATGTTTGGAAGAGCGCGACGTACAAGGCTAATCAGAACTGGGTTCCAGTTAGCAGCAGATGAAGTTGAGTTACCTGGAGCAGCTTCCGAAAGGAATGAACCCTGCTCTGCTTCCTCACGGAAAGCTCTTTCTTGGTTTTCCAGAACAACGGCAGTAACCGCTTTTCTGTGCGCGTCTTTAATGGAACCAGCAGTCTCTTCATTCAGAACTGGTGCCCATTTCTCGACGAGCTTATCATAGGAAATTACGTTATGCATTTCTATGGACTCCTAATTATCGTTGTGTTTTCTTTAGGGCTGCGAGATACTGATTCATTGCATCAGAAACTTCGACTTCGTCTTCTGCTTCTTCTTCAATAAGATCAGTGTTGTTTTCAGAAGCTACTGCTTTCTTGAAATAGGATTCTTTAATGGTAGCAACTTTTTCTGCAAAAGTTTCTTCGCTAACATAATCGATGTCCTGAGTCAATTTAACGAGTTTTTCTACTTCTGTTTCGGCGAGACCACGTGCGTGTTCTCTAATGACTTCATAACGCTTGAACTGCTCAAGCTCTTCAGTCATTTGGATCTGCTTTGCAGTAGATTCGTTAAGCTTGGTTTCAAGCTCTTGAACCTGCTCCGCAAGATCGTCCACTAGGTCGACTTTGGATTCTGGAACTTCGATGTAGGATTCAGTGAACAGATCTTTCAATTTGTTCATGAAACCTTCTGCGATTTCCGTACGAAGACCGGACTGGATAGCCAGTTTGTTTTCTTCCATCCAATTTTCAACTACGTAGTTGAGATAGCCATCTACCTTTTCGACCATTTGGTTCTTAAAGGTATCAACTTCCTCTTGAAGTTCTGTCTTGTAATTTTCTTCAAGACGTTCTACTTCTTCAGCAATTTTTGATTTGACTGCTGCTTCAAAAATGATTCCAGCTTTACCCTTGAACTCATCAGAGAGAGTTGCTTCGGATTCT